TCCAGAGATCGAATTATATGTTTTCATTATACGGATGTTCAATACGTACTATTTATGATTTCTAAAATTTAGAAGCTTCCGCCCCATTCTTCGACCCATTTTCTAGTCTGCCAATTATCCTCATCTTCGATCTGTTCAATATAGCCAGATGCATCATCTATAAAGCCAAATGGAACCACATCTTCTTCGATCGCTTTTAATTTCTGCTCAAATAGCATATTCTTAATATCAACATCTGTCAGCTGTTGGAAATAATTACCGGTAGCAAAGTAACCAAACATAACCAAGTTCATCATAAGGTCATCGTGGTTACCATTACTGGCTTCAAATGACTGCCCCCTTGAAACAAATGTGGATATTTCTAAAATAGTGTTTTCATCCACAATATCTAGCTTACCTTCTTCAAGTAAGTCCTTAATACCAGAGCATCCTAATCTTTTAACCTTTCTATTCATTTCTACCCCTAGCCGGTCAGACTTTACGGTGGATTCAATGAATAGGTTTTCATATTCTAGTTCATGATATAGTCCATTGGTAACCAAGGATCCTTGGTCATTTGATTCTACTACCACCCAAGCCTCATTATAGAGCCGTGCAAATTTATAAATAAGATTTGGGAAGAGCAATGGAGAAATAAGATTGTCGCGATATACAGCGACTTGCCTAAATGGAGTTGAGCTAATATCGATCACGTTAAACGTAGAATAGTCCTGACCTCTTCCCTTCGATACATCCACTGTCATTACATATTGATGTGCTGGATCCGGATCCTCATAGATCCACACCCTATTACCTTCGATTAATCTTTTTGGCGGTTTAGCCCTAAAGTTCATAAGAGTTTCGGCATTAATAAGTGTGTTACCAGTTCCAAAGAAAGTATTACCAAACTCCTGATCAAACTGTAACTGTGACGTATTGGCAATTGTTTGCTGCTTCCATTCTTTATCACGTCCTGGTACATCGTGCCAATCTACTCTAAATGGTATAAATTCATTTGTACCTTGTACAGCACCTTCCCAGATCTTATGAAACTGGTTGCCGATACCATTCGCAGTAGATGTAATAATAACCTTTGTATCTTTACCAGATGATACAACGGGATATGTTGATGTATAGAACTCTGCGGCATTCTCTACAAATGCAAATTCGTCCAGATATAGTAGGTTAACAGACATACCACGAATAGAACTACCTGACGTTGCTGCAGACACAATACGTGAGTTATTACTAAACTCTATGGATCTTTTGTTTAATGCTTTACATCCTGGCTGTAGAAAGAACGGTAAGTTCTCTAGCATTAGTGTTACTCTTCCAAGCATCTCCTGTGCTGTTGCACCTTTGTTTGCCAAAATGGCAATAGTCTTTTCGGGGTGAAATATTGCAAACCATAGTAGATAAGCCACACTAGAAATAGACTTACCAGATTGGCGACAAGCAAGTACTATATTAAATCTGTTTGTGTTAAATTTATCAAACATCTTTTCCTGGTATGGATAGAGTTCGAATGGCACTAGGCCTTTATCCAGATGAATAATTTTACAATAGTTCTTAGCAAAATATCCGGGGTTATTTAAGCATTTGCTATATTCTAAAATTTCATTTTTAACAAAGTTATGAACAACACCGTCGCGCTTAATATTAATGTTACCAAGATAGGTATCATTCATCTTTCTTGTAATCGCTAATGTCAACTACCTTATCCTCATCATTATCTAAAAGCATACGCTGTAAGTCACTTGTGGAACCAATAAACACATTATTAGTAGTCTGATTACCTAGCTCTCCGGGCTTTTCTTCTTTACTATAATCTTTATGTTTTTTATGAAGATCTATTAGGTTACCGTTAATATCGGCAACATGTTTCATCATATTAGAAAACACTTCAAACGCCCGCGGGTGCTCGGTTGCTCGGGCGACTTCCATCATTTCCTCGAGTGCGTCTGTGCCTTTTGCTAGTAAGTCGTGGTAATTTTGTCTAGCATATTCAAAATCATTATCAGCGTTATCTGCCATTATCTTTTCTCTGGGTGTTCTAATTCACATTCACATCCGTCTACTTGACAATCGTAAGTGTGCTCGTGACATTCGTGTCCGCAGTCGGGGCATTCCCTCATTTATTTCTCCTATGTGCTATCAAAATTAAACAGATAGTCATAATCAGATGAATCGTTAAATCCATAATCACTATCTGCTGAAATAGTAAAGGGATTCGGTTTTGTTCTAAACGAAGCTACCTGAAGATCCGAATCTTCCAATCCTCTTCCAATTTCATATACATCTGTCTGAGCAGTACGAATAACCTTAGAATCTGTAATTGGGCCAAAGAAATTAATTCTCATATCAAATGTTAAAGTATAGATAATAGTTCGTCTAGCCTCAAGTGCATTTTCATAATCGTCAGCAAAGTCTACCCCAACCAAAGCAATCGGTATATCCTCTTTAATATCAGGATAATCGGCAAATGGCTTCATAGTCAATACATATTGAGGATTAAAGTATGGTAGAATTTGTTCCACAATCTGAAGCGCATCATCCTGGTTCTTAGCATATATGGATAACTGAAATCCCACATTGTAAGGAACAAAGCTATAGAACCTATTCCTATTACCATATCCTGAACCCGATTGGGTAAAGTTATTTGTTTTTTGCAGCTGACGTGCCGGATCGTATGCAATTGTAGTAATCTCAAAAGACATGCGAGGAAGCTTTACTGCAACCTTAGAATCCTCAAGAAGATCTGGTTGGGATCTAATACGGTCAAGAAATTTACGCTGAGGTGCATATGATAACGGAACCTTAACCTGTGATATGACTTGGCCAGAAGAGTTGGAGCGAATAACGTAAAGGTCGCTAAAGAGTGTACCGAATATGGCAACACTTTTCCTTAGCTTCTGATGATAAAAATGTGTTCCAAACATGGCTAACCTTTATATATTAACTGTAGGTGAGTTTCAAACTCTTCAACCTTAGCCAATCTATTTGGCCATAGGATGTATTCTTTTTCCGGATTCTTTTTTAAATTATTTAAAAGAGGTATAACGGTATTGTATAAATTATCAAGTCTTTCTTGTGTAGTCGTGGCTAGTTGCTCGGCATTGTCTGCTTTAGCAGCAGTCTGTTGAACTGCCTGTAGCTCATCCTCGTCTACTGCTGTAAAACCAAAGTCGAATAAATCAGTCATTCGGATCCCCAAATGGGTTAGATTCGCTAAAGTCTAGGAAGCCGTCAGTAAATGTTCCAAATTCTGTATTTTGTTCTATTTCAGAAATTTTATTATCTTCCGTTACCGAGGATATTAATACCCGATTTACTTTGTCACCATTAGAATTGATCTGATAGGCGACACCATCAGGAGCAAATTCATGGTACGTACCATCATTGGCGCCAATATGAATAAGACTTACTGTATTAGTATTTGTATTCCATTTAATAATCTCTCCGGACATAACTACGCTATCAGCTAGATCCTGATATAACATATCGCCAACTTCGAAGCCATTACCTGCGCTATCCAAGTTTAGTAAATATGTGTATGCATAGTCTTTTTCAATGTCATCGATTACTTCTACACCAGTTTCAAAGTTCTCGTCATTGTATTCGAATAGTTCGCAACGTAATTTAAATACCGCAATATTACTTAGTTGATAAAATGGTTCTTCGTGTTCAACCATCATTACCTGAAATAGTTTATTGGATAATGGTAGATATATTAAGTCGCCTTCGAAGGGTCTAGCCCCCTGAATCTCATTATCGTATCTTGCAACCACTTGTGTCCATCTTTTTCTGGAAACTATAAAAGTTGCCTGGTCCCTAATCTCTACGCCAAACTTAGTAAATAAATCTCCTTCACCGCCAAATCCCTCAATGTTTTCAAGATACATTTCAATCCGATGGGACGAGTTAAATCTAGAAGGAACATCGTCAGCTAGGATTTTATCTTCATTAACAATATCACGCGGAAGATAATACACATCTTGACCATACATCCTTAAGGATTCAATAACTAAATCCTCGTACAGTTGCTGTTCAGACCTTACTTTTTGGCTGAAATAGAAATTGGTTGCCATATCTTATCCTACAAAGAAGTCAGCTGGA